AACAGGATTAGACACCACTATTGACTGGAAGAATACGGATGATAACTCTTATGATGGAGAAAAACTTTTGCTTTTAGTTCACGATGAATCAGGAAAATGGATTAAACCTAACAACATACAGAATAACTGGAGAGTAACAAAAACTTGTTTAAGACTAGGAAGTAAAATTATAGGTAAGTGTATGATGGGTTCTACCTCTAATGCGCTGAGTAAAGGAGGTGAAAATTTTAAAAAACTATTTGAAGATTCAAACGTTTCTACAAGAAATGCAAATGGTCAAACCAAATCGGGTTTATATTCTTTATTTATACCTATGGAGTGGAACATGGAAGGGTTTATTGATAAGTTTGGAATGCCAGTTTTTTATAAACCCATCAAGCCTGTTTTAGGAGTAGATGATGAGTGGATTACCAACGGAGCTATTGATTATTGGAAAGCAGAAGTAGATTCGTTAAAAAAAGATGCTGATGCGTTAAATGAATTTTATAGACAATTTCCTCGTACCGAGTCCCACGCTTTTAGAGATGAAAGTAAGTCATCGCTGTTTAATTTAACTAAAATATATCAGCAAATAGATTATAATGATTCCTTGATAATGGAACATCATATTACTAGAGGTAGGTTCTACTGGAAAGATGGTGTAAAAGATTCAGAGGTAATTTGGACACCCGACTCTAGAGGACGATTTAAGGTATCATGGATACCTAAAAAAGGGTTAACTAATCGTAAAACACAAAAGCATGGAATATATTTTCCTGTAAACGAACATATAGGAGCATTCGGATGTGACTCTTATGATATATCAGGAACAGTAGGAGGAGGAGGATCTAATGGTGCGTTGCACGGATTGACTAAATATAATATGGATGAAGCCCCAAGTAATGAGTTTTTTTTAGAATATGTTGCACGACCACAAACAGCCGAGATATTTTTTGAAGAAGTTTTAATGGCGTGTGTTTTTTATGGTATGCCAATACTAGTGGAAAACAATAAGCCTCGATTACTTTATCATTTTAAAAATAGAGGCTATAGAGGGTTTTCTATGAATAGACCTGATAAACATTTCAATAAGCTTTCTAAAACAGAAAAAGAATTAGGAGGCATCCCTAATACATCTGAAGATGTAAAACAATCTCATGCAGCTGCTATAGAATCGTATATAGAAAAGCATGTGGGTATTGATTTGGATTCTAGCTATAGGCCTTTAGATGAAATGGGTTCAATGTACTTTACTAGAACTTTAGAGGATTGGGCAAGGTTTGATATTAGTAACAGAACACGCTTTGATGCTAGTATAAGTTCAGGGTTAGCGGTTATGGCAAATCAAAAAAATGTTTATTTACCTGAAAAAAAACAATCAAAAATAAGTCTTAACTTTGCAACATATAATAATAAAGGAATTTTAAGTGAATTAATGAGATGAAAGAAGTTACAATAAATATTTCATCTGTAGGATTTCCTAGTCAATTTGTTTCAGACGCAGAAAAGGAAACTTACGAGTTTGGATTACAAATTGGACAAGCAATACAATACGAATGGTTTAGAAAAGATTCTAATGGCTGTAGATATTATAGTCAGTGGAGAGATTTTAATAGACTTCGACTTTATGCAAGAGGAGAACAGTCAATTGCTAAATATAAAAACGAACTAGCGGTTGATGGTGATTTATCCTATCTAAACTTAGATTGGACACCAGTTCCTATTATCCCTAAATTTGTTGATATAGTAGTAAACGGAATGTCTGATAGGTTGTTTAAAGTAAAAGCTTATGCGCAGGACGCTTTATCTCAATCTAAACGTAGTAAGTATCAAGAAATGATAGAGGGCCAAATGGCGGCTAAAGATGTTTTAGAGATTGTGCAAAAAAACACAGGCTTTGATCCGTTTATTATGAACCCTGATGAGCTTCCAGCTAGTGATGAAGAGCTTTCTTTGTATATGAATTTAAATTATAAACCTGCAATCGAAATAGCTGAAGAAGAAGCTATCAATACTATGTTTGCAGAAAATCATTATGAGGACATACGTAAAAGATTAGATTATGATGTAATGGTAACAGGGATGGCGGTAGCTAAACATCAGTTTTTACCAGGAGCAGGAGTAGATGTATCTTATGTTGACCCTGCTAATGTAGTTTATAGTTATACAGAAGACCCTCATTTCAAAGATTGTTTTTATTGGGGTGAGATTAAAACAGTTCCGATAGCTGAACTTATTAAAATTGACCCTACGCTAACCAAAGAAGATATGGATAAAATATCTAAATACAGTCAAAGCTGGTTTAACTATTTTAATGTAGCTCAGTTTTATGAAAATGATATTTTTTATAGAGACACATGTACCTTAATGTACTTTAATTATAAAACCACTAAAAAGATAGTATACAAGAAAAAGATTTTAGATAATGGCAACATTAGAATGATAGAAAAGGATGATGGATTTAATCCGCCAGATGAAATGATGGAAGAAGGAAACTTTGAAAAAATAGAAAAAACTATAGATGTGTGGTATGACGGTGTAATGGTAATGGGGACAAACATTATTTTAAAGTGGGAGCTTGCTAAAAATATGGTAAGACCTAAATCTTCTTCTCAACACGCTATTCCGAACTATGTAGCGGTTGCTCCTAGAATGTATAAAGGAGTAATAGAGTCGTTAGTAAGAAGAATGATTCCGTATGCTGATTTAATCCAAATGACTCATTTAAAACTTCAACAAGTTATTGCTAGAACAGTTCCAGATGGGGTATATATTGATGCAGATGGTTTAAATGAAGTAGATTTAGGGACAGGTTCTGCGTATAACCCAGAAGACGCATTAAGATTATATTTCCAAACTGGTAGTGTAATTGGTAGAAGTTATACCCAAGAAGGAGATTATAACCAAGGTAAAGTTCCTATACAGCAGCTTACAAGCAATTCAGGAGCTTCTAAGACACAAATGCTTATAGCTAACTTAAACCACTATTTAGACATGATAAGAGCTGTAACAGGCTTAAATGAAGCGAGAGACGGTACTATGCCAAGTCCTGATGCTTTAGTAGGTATTCAGAAGCTTGCCGCTTTAAGTTCTAATACTGCTACCCGCCATATATTAGACGGAAGTCTTTACATATACAGAACGTTAGCCGAAGCGCTGACGTATAGGGTGGCAGATATATTAGAATATTCTGATTTTAGAGAAGACTTTATAAATAAAATAGGGAAATACAATGTGAGTATTTTGGGAGATATTTCAGAGCTATACATTTATGACTTTGGAATCTTTATTGAGTTATCTCCTGATGAAGAGCAGAAGGCGATGCTAGAACAAAATATACAAATGGCTCTATCTAAAGGCGATATTAACCTAGAAGATGCGATTGATATAAGAGAGATAAAAAATCTCAAGCTTGCTAATCAATTACTTAAAGTAAAACGAAAAGCTAAACAAGAGCAAGATCAGCAAATAGAAATGCAAAGGCAGGCTATGATTTCTCAACAGCAATTAAAAGCGCAAGAGATGGCAGCTCAAGTTGAGATGCAAAAAATACAAATGGAAACTCAAGCAAAAATGCAATACCGCCAAGCAGACATAGCTTTTGAAATTGAAAAACAAAAAACTGAAGCTCAATTAAAATCACAATTAATGGCACAAGAGTTTCAGTATAATCTTCAATTAAATGGCGTTACGGAGGCTTCTTTATCTCAAAGAGAAAATGCTAGAGAACAAGCGAAAAGTGATAGGATTAGTCAACAAAATACCGAGCAATCTAAAATGATTACTCAAAGAAAAAACAATTTACCACCACAAAATTTTGAATCTAACGAAGATTCTTTAGATGGCTTTGATCTGTCTGAATTTTCTCCACGATAGAAAATGTGTGTATAAATTTTATGTAACTTTGCAAATAAATTAAATCAAATCAAATGGATATAAAAGTACGAGAAGTAACTGATGTAGAAGAAAAATCTACTCAACAAATAGAGCAAGAGCTTTTAGAAAAGCACGAGCAAAAACAAGAAGAGGCTCAAGAGCCAGAATCTACAACGGTTGAAGAGCCGGTAGAAAACCAAACGGTTGAAGAGCCGGTAGAGGTAGAGGGGGAAAAACAAGAAGATAAGGTTGAAGAGAGTGTGGCGGAAGAACCGGCAGAAACTCCTTCTCAACCAGTAGAAATAAAAGATGATGATGTTCTTTCATATATTGGAAAAAGATATGGTAAGCAAATTGATTCTATTGAAGAATTAATAACAGAAAGGGAAGAGAATGAACCTTTACCTGATGACGTAGCTGCTTACCTAAAATATAAAAAAGATACAGGGCGTGGAATAAACGAGTATGTTAAATTACAAAAAGATTATTCTGATTTAAGTCCTGATGCTTTGCTTAAAGAGTATTACACAATAACAGAAGAAGGTTTAGACCCTGAAGATATTGACTCTATGATGGAAGATTTTGCTTTTGATGAAGAAATTCATGAACCAGCAGAAATTAAAAAAATCAAACTAGCAAAGAAAAAAGAAATTGCTAAAGCTAAAAAGTTTTTAAAACAACAGCAGGAACAATACAAACAGCCTCTTGAGTCAAGAGAAAGTTCTGCCACTGCTATTAATGAAGAACTAATTGAGTATAGGCAATATTTTGAGAACGCTAAATCTCAAGAAGAGGAAGCTAACAACAAGCGTGAATGGTTCGCAAAAAAAACAAACGAAGTATTCGGGTCTGAATTTAAAGGTTTTAAATTTAACATAGATCAAGCTGATTTTGTTTATTCCCCTGGAAGCGTTTCTGAATTAAAAAAATCTCAAGAAACTCCATTAAATTTTATTAATAAATTTATGGATAACAACGGGTTTATATCAGATGCAGAAGGCTACCATAAATCTTTAGCAATTGCAATGAATCCTGATAAATTTGCTAAGTTTTTTTATGAACAAGGTAAATCCCAGGCAACAGATGAAGTAATACGTAAAACTAAAAACGTCAATATGACAGAACGTAATGCTCCAGAAGTGTCTGTAAAATCAGGATTTCAAGTTAAGTCAGTCTCTCAGCCTTCAAGCCGAGGATTGAAAATAAAGAGTATAAAGAAAACTTAATAATAAATTTTAAAATAAATAGAAATTATGGCAGGACAAGTGAAATCAACGCCAACGTATGCGTTGACACCGAGTTCAGAAAGAACTCCAACAGCTCAAAATTATTTAACTAATGCGGATTTCGATTGGTTAAATCAATACTTACCAGATACTTACGAAAAAGAATTCGAAAGATATGGTAATAGAACAATCTCCTCATTCCTTAGAATGGTAGGAGCAGAGATGCCTACAAACTCAGACCTTATCAAATGGGCAGAGCAAGGTAGGTTACACACGAAATATACAAGTGTGGGAACAGGCGCTATTGCAGGTGCTGACCAAGCAGAATTTACAGTAAATGATGTATTAGACCCAACAGCTGCTGAGCAGGTTATTAGAGTAGGACAAACAGTTATGATTGTTCAAAACGATGGCTCTGGTTCAAACAAAGCAGTGGTTAGTGCAGTCGACAATGCGGTTGTACCAGGAAAATTCACTGCTGACTTTTACGAAGGTGCAGGGTTAGTTACCGCAGGAACAGGCGCAGGTAACGCAGATGTTACTGTATTTATTTACGGTTCAGAATTTAAAAAAGGTACGGCAGGAATGGTTGGTTCATTAGAAGCTAATGACTTCATTTTTGACAACAAGCCTATTATCATTAAAGATACTTACAATGTATCTGGTTCTGATATGGCTCAAATTGGATGGGTAGAAATTACTACTGAAGATGGAGCTACAGGATACCTTTGGTATTTAAAATCTGAGCACGAAACAAGACTTAGATTTGATGATTATTTAGAAACAGCAATGATTGAAACTGTACCAGCTG